CGATGGCCGAGGGCGTTATCTATGATATGTTTGCCCCAGACAAGCATACTGTGGATACGGAGGCTCTGGCTGCTGCGTATAAAGCACAGACAGGGCACGACTTCTGGGGCGGAGATAAGTATGTAAGTTGTGACTACGGTACCCAGAATCCTACTGCATTTCTTCTGTGGCAGCAGGGAGCTGATAAGAAATGGTACTGCCGGCGGGAGTATTACTACTCTGGCAGAGATAAGGGGCGGCAGAAGACGGACGCTGAGTTTTCCGCAGATCTGAAAAATTGGCTGGGAAATACAGAAATCAGAGCTGTAATTCTGGATCCTGCTGCTGCATCTTTCAAGGCCCAGCTTGAGAAGGATGGTTTTAAGGTTAAAAAAGCGAAAAATGACGTGTTGGATGGCATCCGGTTTGTGGCTACATTGCTGCTTACGGGTGCTATTTTGATTGATAAGAACTGCGACAATCTGATTAAGGAGTTTGCTTCCTATATCTGGGATGCTAAAGCAGCAGAGAAGGGCGAAGATAAGCCGGTCAAAGAACATGACCACGCACTTGATGCCCTTAGGTATTTTTGCATGACGATTATCCGGATGCGACCAGGAATCCGGATTTTGAAGTGAGGTGGATTAGATGGACATACTATTTGACCCGAATAAAAACCAAATGACCAATATGCAGCTGTGCCGGCTGTACATGGATGAGTTCGTGCGTTCTCCAGAGCGCAAGTGGATGCTGGATGGAGAGGCATATTATCGTGTAGACAATCCGGAGATTATGAACCGGAAAATGTATCGGTATCGGGAAAACAAGGCAACCGGACAAGTAGAGCGGATATTGGACAAGGCCAAACCAAACAATAAACGGGCACATGGTTTTATGCATCTCCTGGTCGAGGATAAAGTAAATTACTTGCTTTCTAAGCCATATACTCTGACCTGTGAGGAATCAGAGGAGTATTTGGAACAGGTTCAGACTATCTTAGGAAAATCATTCCAGAATAAGCGGCTGATGCGGTTAGGAGTATCTGCCAGCAATGGCGGTATTTCTTGGCTGCATCCATACATTGATGAGAAGGGAGAATTCCAGACCATGATTATTCCACCAGAACAGGGAATCCCGCTCTGGCAGAATAATGACCACGAAAAACTGGATGGATTTATTTGGTTTTATGACGTTCAGGTCATTGAGGGGCAGGAACAAAAGACCGTTACGAAGGTGGAATTTTGGATACCGGAAGGAGTAGCGTATTACATCTCTGATTCTGAGGGAGAAGGATGGGATTTGAGGCTTGATTCGGAACGTTATCTGGATGCGGTGGCAGATGAGGACAGTGAGTTCATGGAGCACTTCTGTATTGGGAATGCACCTGGAACCTGGGGCAAGGTTCCATTTGCACCGTTTAAAAACAATGATTACGAATTGCCAGATCTTAAGTTTATAAAAACTTTGGTTGATGGCTATGATAAGGCCAGATCTGATGTAGCCAATTTCCTTGATGAGGTACGTTCTATTGTATATGCCTTAAAAGGGTACGGTGGGAATGATCTAGGCGAGTTTATGCGGGATCTGAATTACTTTCGGGCTATTTCGCTGGACGATGATGGCGGCGCAGAGGCAGTTACGGCACCAGTGGATATTGCGGCGGCTAAGGATGACTTTGACACGCTGCGGAAAGACATCTATGACTTTGGACAGGGGGTAGATAAAAACAGTGATAAGCTTGGAAACAGCCCATCGGGTATCGCTCTTAAATTCATTTACTCCGGACTTGATCTGAAATGTAACCGAATGGAGAATGCATTTAAGGCCGGCATGGAGGAATTATTCTGGTTTATCCGCAGGTACTTAGAGCTGACTGGAGCCAGCAGTTATCCAGATTGCGAGATTGATGTAACCTTTAACAGGGACATTGCCATTAATGAGAGCCAGGCTATTATGGATTGCGCTGCATCGAAAGGTATTATCTCTGATGAAACCATTATCAAAAACCATCCATGGGTAGAAGATGCCACGGAAGAACTTGCCCTCTTAAACGCCCAGCGGGAAGCTGAGAAGGCCGAACTATCGGATATGTTTCCCAAGCAGGTCCAGGGCGGTGATGAGTGATGGGATATTGGGAAGAACGCCAGGAGGATATGTACAAGGCCGGCGAGATGAAGGTAAACCAATATTTTTCCAGACTGGAAAAAGCCTTTAACCAGACGCGCAGGGAGCTTCAGAAGACCATTGACGCGTTTTATTTTCGGTATGCCGAAGAGAATGGTCTGTCTTACGCTTTGGCTCAGAAGAAGCTGGACGCGGCAGAACTGGGAGAACTAAAGGACTATATTGACTTGGTTATGCAGAATATTGGCAGATACAATCAGCAGGTCAATAATATGTCTATTAAGGCCAGAATCACACGCTATCAGGCACTGGAAGCACAGATAGATGCCATGCTCCGGCAGCTGTATGCTATTGATTATCAGGCAGAAGCAGAAAAGACCATGCAGGAGGTCTACGAGGATACCTACTACCGCACTTGGTATAGTGTAGACCAGCACCATGGAGTGCATATGGCATTCGCTCAGGTAGATCCTATGGTTGTGGAAACGCTCTTGGGGTACCCGTTTAACGGCGCCGCATTTTCTACGCGTTTGTGGAAACAGAAAGACCATCTGCAAGCTCAGCTGATGGAAGCAGTCACAACCATGATGATACAAGGAAAACATCCGTCTACGCTGGCGAAAGACTTTGCCAAGAAGATGAATTCCAAAAAGTTTGATGCTTACCGGCTTCTGCATACGGAAAGTTCCTTTCTGATGAGCGAGGCCGCTCATGCCGGATATAAAGAGGACGGTGTGGAAAAGTATGAGATTCTGGCCACACTTGACAGCAAGACCTGCGGCGTCTGTGGAGATCTGGATGGAAAAGTATATGAGGTTGGAAAAGAAGTGGTAGGCGTCAATATGCCGCCGTTCCATCCACTGTGTCGGTGTACGACGGTCCCGTATTATGATGACACTCCTACCGAGGATTTAACTAGAGTAGCAAGAGACCCAGAAACAGGAAAAACCTATGAAGTGCCGGCAGATATGACGTGGGAAGAGTGGAAGAAGAAATACGTGAAAGATAATCAAAAAATATTTTCGTCAATCTCTATGGAACGAGGTATGTATAATGAGAAGGCTGAGTTTAAAATTCCAATCAGTAATGTGTCGAAAGAAATTTTAGAGACGATCTCAAACGCATGTAAAGATGTTATTAGGCTAGGTGCAAAAGATGGAAAAGAGCATGGTTTTACCATCAATATATTATCGGGCGAAAAGCAGTATTATACAAGTGGTACGGCTGGAGAGGTATTTGGAAAAGAGTTCTTCGAATATCTACAGAAGCAGCCAGAAAACAGCGTAATTTCTATACACAATCATGCAGATAATAGAGGATTTTCGTACACAGATATAAATACATTTGTGAGCGAAAAGGCTCTTTATGGGAATATTGCAGCATGTCATAATGGAAAGGCATATTATGTTGAGCAAAAAGTAAAGGATTTTGAAACTGGAAGTGCATTTACAGATGCGGATTTATTTGACGATATAGTTTCTGCATTGCGTTCTGAAATGAAAAATGGTAATATTGAAATATATCAATTTTCATCAATGAAAGAAGAACGTTGTTGTGAACGAATAGCGCAAACATATTTTAGAAAATATGAGGTGATAGAGTAATGCAAATGCCGGCATGGTGTAGGGAGTGTCCTTTTTATTATCCAGGAATGACAATAGAAGATTATTTATATCTGCAGTATTGTATCAAAGAAAAGCACCTGTCTAATATTGTATTTGGTATTCAAAGAGGCGAAATTTTATTATCTCCGGTAGAGGCCAGAACAAAAGAAGAAGTATTTGAAAAATTCACTGGTAATGTGAATTATATTTTTGATAGAGAAACGATGTGCTAATACCACCAGTCAGTAATGGCCGGTGGTATTTTTATACCCATTTTTATGTGCGACGTCGCACAGGAAGGAGAGATATGATTGATTTATACTGTACAGGCGGCGCTTATCTAGGGGTGATGGTAAAGTACGAGACAATGGTACAGCTAATGAGAGATGATTTTATTAGAGACCAGGATTTTATAGAGTTCCGGTTCGAGGATGGAACTAAGGGAGCTGTAAGAAAAGGTCAGATAAATGGCTTTGCTGAGAGTGCAGAAAATGTAGAATTATAGTCATAGAATTAGCCATGGAAAGTCATAGAATTAGTCATAGACAAGAGAAAAATTGCGATAGGTGTGAAAAGCCACCTACTCGGTGGTGGGTGGCTTGTCGTCAGATAGGTCGATATTATATGTTTTCATGGCTTGTTGAAATTCTTCCGAATTTTCTAATAATTGGCGTGCATAATTATATAGGTTTTCTTTACCTGTATCATCAAGGGCTTGATAACATAGAGTTATCATATCAAATCGCAATTGATTTAACTCTGCTACAGCCGTTTGGTATTCATTGATAGTAGGACCTATATAGGAGTTCATAACGATATTGTCCATAACTTCTCCATAAGTTTCAATTTCTTCTGGATGTTTACCGGACGCAAAACGGTCAGAAGCTTTACTTATGATGGGGAAATTTATATCAATTAATTTTGAAACAGGTATTTTTAGAACGTTGGCAATTTCTTTTATAGTTTCAAGTTTGGGCTGGCGTGTTCCTTTTTCATAACGCATGATAGTGACTCCTGAAACACCTATAAGTTTTCCTAAATCTTCCTGACTAAGATTTTTCTTTTGGCGTTGTAATTTTAGGTTTTCCGAAAAGTCTGACATAAGAACTACCTCCTTTGTATTCATAATACCATATTAGAAGTAAAAAAGAAATAAAAATATAAAACAATATTGACTAGCAACCGAAATGGTAGTATTATAACTGATATAACAACCAAAATGGTTGGAAAGGAGGCTTGCATGAAACTTTTGTCAGTAAAAATTGATGATGATTTACACAAACAGTTAAGGCTTTATGCGGTAAATCAAGACAGAACAGTAACAGACATCATAGTTGAACTTGTAAAAAAGGAACTCGAAACAAAAAAAGAGCAAACACAGTAGTCTTGGCGGGCAACGTGTTTACTCAGAATTAGGATATAGGTAAACCTACATCTATCTGTAGTGTAACCTATTTCCTTAAAATTGTCAAATTTGAAAGGAGAAAAGATATGCAGAAACAGATTGAACAGACATTAGACAGCCGCGAAGTGGCGGAGATGGTGGAGAAAAAGCACTACAATTTGATTCGTGATATTAAGGGATATGTGGATGAACTTACTGAACTCAAAATTGAGTTTAGTGATTTCTTCAGAGAAAGTATCTATAAAGACAGCACAGGAAGAACACTTCCTCGCTACTTGGTAACCAAGAAGGGCTGTGAGTTTATCGCCCACAAGCTGACTGGAATCAAGGGAACGGAGTTTACAGCCCGTTACATTAACCGTTTCCACGATATGGAGGAAACCATCAGAGAGGGTATTCCGCAGAAGCAGAAACCGGACAAGACCAAGAAAGAAAAACTCCCCTCCGTTAATATGATGGTAAAGAATATCCGTGAAGCCCTCCACGATGCAGGAGTAGATTCCAAATACATAGCTGCTGAGGTGGTTCGGATTTATTCCGATTCTGGTTATCCAGTTAATGTGCCACTTATTTCTGACGTTCCAAAGCTTTGGGACTGCACTAGCATGGCAAAGGAATTAGGTATTTACTCAGAATCCGGCAGGCCACATGATAAAGCAGTGAGTGCAATTATTCAGAAGATTGACCTCTTTACCGATGAAATCGTAAAGACAGCTTACAGCCGAAACGGCCACGACGGCGTAACAGTCCAGTATAAAGAAAGCGTCCTTGAAAAGGTAAAGGAATGGCTGGAAGAAAACGGCTACCCTTCATTGATAGAGTTCCGGCTCGCAAATGGCAGTATTAATAAGTGTCGGGTTTGTTATCAGGAGGTAGCGTAATGAGTTATCAAGAATTTTGTACACAGGTCGCCCCAATGATAAAAGAAATTGAAGAAGAATGCCGTAAGATGACATTGGAAGAATTTTTGGACTTTCGGCAGGAAGTGATAGAGGCTGTTGTTGTAAGAAAAGATCTTAGTAAGAGATTTATGACATCAGTACTTGATTCAATACAGAAAAGGGTATTTAGAGAAGAAACAGTCAACAAAACAGCATAACGATAATCAGAACGTCCTTCTTTGTAGGGGCGTTCTTTTTATAGACACGCAGGTTTTACCTGGGTGTTATTTTTCGCCTTTCCGGTACCGCAGGCGAAAAAGAACGGGACATCACCGGACGCGACCGGGACAATAAGCGAAGATGAAAGGAGCAATTGAGCATGAAGAAAGAAGAACTGATTGCAAAAGGTTTGACAGAGGAACAGGCCAAGACGGTCATGGACATTTATACAGAGGAAATGAAGGGGCTTATCCCGAAGAGCCGTTTTGACGAAGTAAATATGGCCAAGGCTGATCTGGAAAAACAGGTGGCCGACAGGGACAAACAGCTTAAGGCCTTAAAGGATGAGGCTAAGGACAGCAAGGCCCTTCAGACCAAAATTACAGAACTGGAGGATGCAAACAAGGCTACTAAGAAAGCGTATGAGGATAAAATCCGCGATATGAAGCTGACCAGTGCCATTAAAGACCAGCTGACAGACTGCAAGTATCCGGAACTGGTAGCGGATAAATTTGACCGATCTAAACTGATATTAGCGGACGATGGCAGCGTGTCCGGTCTTGCAGAGCAGTTAAAAACTGTAAAGGAGACCTATAAGGAACTGTTTGTCCCTCCAGTATCAGGGAAGACCCCTCCAAACAATGGAAAAACTCCACCGCAGGTTACAGACGATGGAACGAGAAAGGAGCAGCTTGAAAAGCTGCTGAATGACCCGAAGACCCGTCTGATAGACCGCGTTGCAGCACGAAATGAATTATTTAGCCTGGAGCAGGCAGAAAGTGAGGAATAACATATGCCAAAAGGAACCGGAACAACCTGGAACTTACCAAACTATGCAGGAGATTTATTTACCGCTGATACCACTAACACCCCGATTCTTTCCGCGATTGGCGGACTGACTGGCGGTGTACAGACAGAAAATTTCGAATTTCCAACTGATTCCCAGTACAGTCTTCCAGAGGCGGCGCAGCCGGAGATTACAGAAACCGCTTCCCTTACAGCGCCGGAGGCAGAGGAAGTGGAGAGAAAGCAGAGCACGAACGTAACCCAGATCTTCCATGAAAAGGTATCTATCTCTTACGTAAAGGAGAGCAACCGCGGACGGATGAGCGGGCTAAACACTGCTGGACAGCAGAATAATGTGCAGTCTACTGAGAAGGATTGGCAGATTGCAAGGAAGTTGGAGAAGATTGCCCGCGATGTTGAGTACACCATTATCAACGGTGTATATCAGAAAGCGGACAGTGCAGCACCCGCCAATAAGACTCGCGGCCTTCTGGCACTTTGCGGCGGAGAAGGAGGTACAAAGATTGACGGTAAGAGTGCGGCTCTGACAAAGGCACTTATGCAACAGCTTTTTAAGGCGATGTATGATGCTGGCGCTGTGTTCTCTAACATGGTTTTGTATGTAGGAAGCACCCAGAAACAGATTATTACAGACATCTATTCTTATGCTCCAACAGACAGAAACGTAGGCGGCACTAACATCAAGCAGATTGAGACCGATTTTGGAAATATCGGTATCGCTCTTGACCGGTTCATGCCACAGACGGCTGTTCTCGCGGCAGAGCTGTCCGTACTTGCTCCCGTATTCCAGCCAGTACCTGGAAAAGGTAACTTCTTCTATGAAGAACTGGCAAAGACTGGCGCATCTGAGGAAGGCCAGATTTTCGGTCAGTTTGGTCTGGATCATGGTCCTGCGTTTATGCATGGCGCGATTACTGGCCTGAAAGGATAAGGTGAGCGTATGAAAGCGAATTTTGATATGTCCGGAATCCCTCCGAAGGTGCGGGAAATTCTGGAAGACCTAGATGGAAGAATTCCGGCTGTAGGTATGAAGCAGGGCGTGGCGGTAAAAGATGCCGCTGCTGCCCCTACTCAGGAGGAATTTAACGCCTTACTTAAATCCCTTCGGGATGCCGGCGTTATTGCGAAATAAGGAGGGCTGCCATGACATTTTCTGAGATGATGGAGACGGTAGAAGAGAACCTGGGACTCATAGTCGGAGAACATAGACTTATTATTTCAGATGTAATCCTGATGATATGTGATTATTGTAATCTGAATCAAAACTGTATACCGGATATTTTAGAGCCATTTGTCCGAAAAAAAGTCAAAGGTATCATGGATTATGAAGCGGCCAATGGAACCGGCTATCATCCGGAAGTTGCAAGCATCAAAGAAGGAGACGGTACGATTACCTGGGCTCAGACAGATGGGAACACCAAGTCAAGTATCTATGGGTTGTCTGAGAGTGATAAGGCAGCCTTGCGCCGGCACAGGAGGCTGAGAAGGTATGTATAATCCATATGCAGTGACGTATGATGCCAGGATGACCGTATGGCGATTTAAAGATATACAGGTGGGAGGGTATACCAGGCAGGAGCTTTATACTGTGGCAAAGTGGGTACCCTGCCGCTACAGTTCTTCTGGCCAGGTTCCGACTGGCTCGCCCAATCCATCTATCCAGAACAGCCATAAATTGTTTTGCGGCCTGGATGCAGATGTACAGGAGGGTGACCGGATTACTGTCACCCTCAGAACAGGAAAAACTATAGAGCTGTCCTTGGGAGAGTGTCACCCGTATACGTACCAGTGGCAGTGCGAGGTGAAAAGGGATGATAACGCATGAGCAGCAGTAATTACAGACGGAATAAGGCAGCGGTTGACCAGTTCCGGAAGGAACTTATGGCAATGGTGGAGGACATCCAGGAAATTGACATGAAGGTGCTGAATCAGGCTGTAAATGAGGGAATGCGGTATGCGAAAAAGAATTCCCCTGTGATAACCGGATTCTTTAAAAAGAATTGGCGTTCAGCTCCGGCTGTTAAAACCAAAGACGGCGGCGTAAGTAAGCACTTGGTCAATAGTGCTGAGTATGCATCTTACGTAAATTACGGCCACAGGACCGTTGACAGCGAGGGGAATACCACAGGATATGTAAAAAGTGAAGAGGGTGATCATCTTCTGGAGAAGACCCAGAATTATGTCAATGGACGTATGATTGCTCTGTTTAAGAAAGAAGTGGAGGCGGTACAGAAAAAGTATGATAAATGAATTATACAGGGCTGTTGCCGCTGGATTAAAGGAAGTAAAAGCCTGCAAGGTGTATCGGGAAGATGTGCCACAAAGAATGAGCCTTCCTTGCTTTATGGTAACGATTTATGACCAGAATCCTTCCCGTGGCATCAATGGCCGGCTGAAAAACGCTGTAAGCCTGGACGTCCTCTACTTTCCAGAGAATCGAAGTCAGGCGGAACTGCAGGAAGAATGTTGGAACACAGGCCAGGGACTTGCAAGAGAATTTGCGGCTCCTGGCTTTAAAATTAAAAATCGAAACTTAAAAATAGAGGACAATGTACTGCATTTTTTGTTTGATGTAGATTATCGGGAATATCTGGAAACTACAGACGCAAAGATGCAGACTATGTCCCAGAATATGGATATTAAGGAGGTATGACACCATGGGTGGAACATGGGAATCTCAGAACAAGGTGCTTCCAGGTGCCTATATCAATATCAAGACCAATGCTCCTCTGTCCATTACGCCAGGGGATAGAGGAATCGTGGTTATCTTGCAGGAGATGTCTGTTGGAGAAGATGGGGAAATGTATACCATTACTGCAACTGATCAGGCATATCCGGAGAAAGCTACAGCAGAGGATAAGAAACTGGCTACAGAGGCTCTTAAAAAGGCCAAAACAGTCATCATCTATAAACTTCCAGACGGGCATGATACAGAAGCCGTAAATGCAGCACTGGCAAAGCTTAAGACAGTACAGTTTCATACGCTGTGTTATCCGTTTGACGGTTCTACACCTGCTACGGCGACCGCTAATAAGACAGCTATCGCAACCTGGATTAAGGCAATGAGAAACGATGAGGGAGTCAAGTGTCAGGCAGTGCTTGCAAATCACGTTGCAGACGATGAGGGCGTGATTAACGTTGCTCAGGGGATTGTTCTTACAGGAAATGTAACGTTGACGCCGGCGGAAACAACCGCCTGGGTAGCCGGAGCAACAGCAGGAGCCAGCATCACAACTTCCAACACCGGAACGAAATATGTTGGTGCAATCGACGTAAGTCCCCGTATGACTAAATCGGAGATGGAGGCGGCCGTAAAGGCTGGCAAATTCATTTTTAAGGTGGATGCGGCTCAGAATGTGACGGCAGTGCATGACATTAACTCCCTTACTTCGGTTACTGTGGAGAAAGGGAAGATGTTCACTAAAAACAGGATAATCCGGACGTTGGATAATATCGTTAATGATATTACCACGATTTTTGAAAGCAATTATGTGGGAAAGGTTAACAACAATGCAGATGGCCGTTCTCTTTTAAAAGCCGCATTGGTAGATTATTTTGTTACCTTGCAGAGTATGTCTGCTATCCAGAATTTTGAGCCGGATGACGTGACAGTTGATGCCGGAACGGATACAGATGCAGTTGTTGTAAATGCATACATCCAACCGGTTGACAGCATCGAAAAGATTTATGTCACTGTAAACTTATCTTAGGAGGTGGAACAAAATGGCTGGAAAAAACTATACAAAAATCAAGGATCTTGTGAATGCGTCCGAGGGCTCAGCTTACATTACAGTAGACGGTCAGAACCGGTATTTTTTTGAACTTTCCAAGTTGGAAGCAGGGATTGAATTTACTGTAGTCGCAAAGAAGCTTCTGGGACACAGGATGAAGCAACATAAGGTGGTGGCAGCAGAGGGCAAAGGAAGTATTACTATGTACAATGTAAGTCCGGCCACGCTGGCTATCTATCAGCAGTACGTCAAGGAAGGAAAGACGCCGTCCGTCAGCATCCAGACAACCAATGAGGATCCATCTTCCACCATTGGAAGAAGAGTGGTTGTGATGCGTGACTGTGTGCTTGCCAAAGTTCCGGTAGCCCAGTTGGAAGATGACAGCGAGGAATTAAGTACCACAGACACAGACTTTACTTTTGACGATTTGGATGAACTGGAAAGCTACGTGCTTCCGGAGAATATGAGATAGAGAAAGAGAGGAAACAGATATGGCATCATTAAGCGCATTTTTACACCCAGAACAGGCAGAAAATAAAGAGGTAATTGTCTCAGAACGCTTTAAGGAGAACGGAAATACGGTTCCTTTTGTCATTCGCCCCATTACCCAGAGGGAAAACGAAGAACTGTTAAAGAAACACCGCAAGGTAGACAAGCAGGGCGTGGAAGTATTTAACAGAGTACTCTACAACCAGGAATTAACCGCCCTTGCAGTAGTAGAGCCGGATTTAAACAATGCAGAGCTCCAGAAAGCATATGGTACGTTAGGCGCATCCAGAACACTGTCTGCTATGTTGTATGTTGGAGAATACGCGGCTCTGATGGAGGCAGTCACGGAACTGTCAGGGCTTGATAGGGATATTAATGAGGACATTGAAGAAGCAAAAAACTGATAAAGCAGGGCGATCCGGAACTGTGTTATGCTCATTTTGCCCTGCAAAAATTACACATACGCCCGTCCGAGCTGGAAGCTATGACTCAGAGGGAACGGGCGTATATTTATGCCAGCATTAGCCTGCGGGTAGAAGAGGAAAAGAAGTTGGCTGCAAAAATAGGTTAGGAGGTGGCCAGGATGCCGACATTAAGTGCAATGTTTAAGCTGATGGATGGGTACAGCAGCCAGATTAATAAAATCATTGACCGTACTGACAGGGCCATGGCAAAAATGCTGGGGGCTTCCAAGGCCGCTGACAAAGTGAATGATTCCCTAGGAAAAACTGGGAAGAAATCCAGGGAAGCCATACCAGGATTAAACGGGTACGGAAATGGCCTGGATAGAATATCACAAAAAGCCCAGAAGGCAAACAGTGGGCTAAAAACCCTGATTGGAACCATAGCCAGCGCAGCAGCAATTCAAAAGGGTATGGGGATTACAGATACCTATACCAATGCACAGGCACGTCTTGGCATGATAACTGGCTCTGATGAAGAGAGGAATGCTCTTCAAAGGGATGTTTTTGCAGCCGCAAACCGTTCCAGAGGAAACTATGCAGACATGGCCAACGCCACGGCAAAGATGCGGTTACTGGCTGGGGATAATTTTACCAGTAATCAGGAAGCTCTTGGCTTTACGGAGCTTTTGCAGAAGTCCCTAAAGGTATCCGGCGCAAGCCAGACAGAACAGGATTCGGCTTTCCTTCAGCTTACCCAGGCAATGGCCGCAGGAAAGCTGCAAGGGGATGAATTTCGCTCTGTTATGGAAAATGCTCCCATGGTGGCGGATGCCATTGCAAAGTATACCGGAAGGACGAAAGGAGAATTAAAAGAGCTGTCTTCGCAAGGCCTAATTACGTCAGACATCATCAAAAACGCCTTGTTTATGGCAGCGGATGATATTAATGACAAGTTTGGCAGTATGCCTATGACTTTTGCGGATGTCTGGGACCGGATTAAAAATGCCGGAATGGAGGCGTTCGGGGGTGTCTTCAACCGGATAAACAGTATGCTAAACTCGGATATGGGGCAGTCGGCATTAAATAGCCTTACCGGAGCCATTTACATGGCAGCAGAAGCAGCTGATTATCTGTTAGACGGCATAGAGTTTATCGGGCAGCATATGGATGTTTTAGCACCGATTGTATTAGGGGTGGCTTCTGGATTCATGGCGTATCGTCTTGCCACAGGGCTGGCGGCAACTGGACAAATGCTGCTAAATTCCGCTATGCTTGCAAGTCCCGTTTTTTGGATTGTTACGGGTGTAATAGCAGGCGCAGTTGCTTTATATAACCTGGCTTCTGCTATTGCAGATACTACCGGAGCAGCATCTAGTGGTTTGGGAGTTATTGCTGGAAGCATCAATGTTGTAATTCAGTTTTTCCGCAATCTTTTCTTCCTGGCTGTAAATGTTATGCTTGGCATTGGCACAGCTACAATGGCGTTAGGTACAAACATCTTAGTGGCGTTCGGCAATGCAATATCCGGAACAAAAGCATGGTTTTATGATTTGCTTTCTACCGCTGTTTCTGTGATTTCCAGAATTGCAGCAGAATTAAATAAGCTGCCCTTTGTGGAGTTTGATTATTCTGGACTTATATCAGCAGCAGATGATTATGCGGCAAAATCAGCAGCGGCCGCAGCAGAGAAAAATGAGTATGTCTCGATTAGCGACAGCTTTAAAAGTGGAATGAATGCTTTTGATTCTTTCGAGGACGGATGGGCAAAAGACGCATTTCAGGCCGGTGCATCCTGGGGCGATGGTGTAACAGACAAGGTGACTGGCTTCTTTTCCGGTTCAGGAAAAGGGTTTAATCTGGAAGGTTTTTCCGGAGGCGGCGGTTACAGCTACGAGCCATACGGCGGCGCAGGCAATCCGGCTACAGTCAAAGGTTCTGGAAAAAATGGCAGTGTAAACGTATCTCTGGAAGATGAGGACGTTGATTATCTGCGTCAGCTTGCAGAGCGCGACTATGTGGCCAGAATCTCTCAAAACACTTTAGCACCTAATATCCATGTCGAATTTACAGGAGATATTAACCAGACGGCTGACGTGGATGCAGTGGCGGGGCGCATCACGCAGATTATGAGAGATGAGATTGAGACAGCACCGGAAGGAGCATACTGATGGGATACAGTGTCTATTTAAAGAGCAATGGAGAAACCTATAAACTTCCGGTGAATCCGGAGGAAATCAAGAAGATTAAAAAAATGAATATCGAGAAATACCAGGTGCTTGGAACTGGACAGGTAAGCCTTCCGGCGTATAAGGAACTGGCACAATACTCCTTTGAATGTGAGCTGCCCCATCAGGTGATGCACTACATGGAACGGGGTACAAGGGCCGATCCGGATTACTATATTTCCGTGCTGAAACAGGCACAGGATGATATGGAACCTATCCGGCTAATCTATTCTAATAATATTACAGAGGATGAGTCTGTAGAGGTCTTATTGGAGAGCATGGAGATAGTAGAAAAGGCCGGAGAAGAGGGGGATAAGTACCTGACCCTGTCGTTTCTGGAATTTCGGGCTCCATCCAAGAAGTACATGGCCGTAGTGACTCCGGAAGCAGTTGTAAAGCAGCCGGAAGAGCCACAGCCTGCTAATCCTGCGGTAACTCCGAATAAGACTTATACGGTTAAAAAAGGGGATTCCCTATGGAAAATAGCTAAGCAGTTCTACGGGAACGGCGCGCAGTATCCGAAATTATTCCAGGCAAATTCAGGCCAGATTAAAAATCCCAACCTAATCTATCCTGGACAGGTTCTGACGATTCCGGCATAGGAGGGACAGATATGCAGTTGTGCGTAGAAAACAAGGGTAAGATCTGGGAAATCTCTGAAATGTGTACAGAGATTAGCTGGAAGGATGAGCTGAATAACGGATGCTCTGTGCTGGAATTTTCCTACCTGTTTGATAATGACCTGCATCTTGAAAATGGTGACGTGGTGCGGTTGTCCAATACCGGCGAAAAGGACGGAATCTTTTTCGGGAAAATATTTAAGGTGGGAATGGATGAGACCCACAAGGTAACCATAAAAGCTTATGACCAGCTGCGCTATGGGAAGGCAAAGGATATTATTACGATTAAAGCCGGTCAGGATAATATTGTGACGTTGACACAGGCCATGTGCCGGTACTTGAATCTGACGGCCGGAAACATGGCTCCTGTGAGTTATATGGCACCGTTAGACAAAGTAAAGTATCAGGATACCTGGCTGGATGTAATCTACGGAATGATAGCCGATACCCTGTTATATACCGGCGGTAATGGTACTGTTGGCGAATGGTACCGGCTGGCAGATGTGTATGGAAAGGTTCAGATAGATAATTTAAGAGATCTGCAACTCCCCTTGGTAATCGGGGATGAGAGCCTTGCAACCGGTTACAGCTGGGAACGGAGTATTGATGAGGACTTTTATAACATCGTAAAGCTGTCTTGGATGGATGAGGCAGGAGGAAAAGCGCAGACAGTTCAGTCAGTAAATCAGGAATCCGTAAATCGGTATGGAAACCTGTTGTATTACGAACATATGTCGGAGAAACAAAGTGACGTGGGAAAGCTGCAGCAAAAATCTCAGAAGCTGCTGCAGCTGTATAACCAGGAGAAAGAGACAATTAAGATATCCTGTCTGGGTGATCATTCGGTTCGGGCCGGATGCAGTATCTACGGCAGCATTGCAGATATTGCGCTAAACCGCAGGGTTATCTGTAAAACGGTCACACATAAGTATCTTCCGGTGCACACAATGGAATTGGAGGTAATTGCCAGATGATTAATGAGATTAAAAGGATTGTAGAAGGATGCCTGAACAACAAGAAACTGCCTGCAATCCTGATAGGAACCTATCAGGGCGGAGCAGTTGTAATTAATGACCGGTTTTCCGTTCTTATGTCCACGGTGTCTGGAAATGCGAAGGAAAAACTGCAGCCTGGCGATAAGGTCCGGTTGTTAGCTCCAACCGGATGGGAAGAATACTACATCTTGGAGATTATTGGAAAGCAGTATGCTCTTCGGGAAGATATCAGATCGGAGGCGTTGCTGAAATGACAGAATTAACCACGAATACCAGTATTCAGGAACCGGTATATTCCAATCGGGACTATCACACAACAGAAACCCAGATACAGGGGTTCGTGACAGACCTTCTGGCTCTGAAACAGAGCATCCATAAACGTTTGGAGACTCAGCAGTTTGATTATCCGATATACTCTTTCCATTACGGGGTAAATTGGAGGGATCTGATAGGAAGAGAACCGGAGTATATCCGGCCGGAGCTGATACGTATGGTGCGGGAAACATTGTCCAGGGATGACCGCATTACGCAAGTGAGTGGCTTTGAGTTTGAGTTTCAAGGCGACGTTTGCAACTGTAGTTTTCACGTACAGAGTATTTTTGGAGAGTTCCAGGACAATGTGGAGGTGGAAATCTGATGTTTGAAAAAATGACCTACGAAGCAATCCTTCAAGATATGTTAAACAGAGTTACCAGTGATGTAGATAAACGAGAAGGCAGTATTATCTATGATGCACTGGCTCCATGCGCTTATTATCTGGCAGACCAGTATTTCCGACTAGATAATTTTTTAGACCTGCTATTTGCAGATACAGCGGTTGGGGAATATCTGGACCGTTGTGTGGGCGATATGGGCATGACAAGAAACCCTGCCACCTATGCGGTACGGAAGGTAACAGCTAGTGGAGAGATTCCCATCGGGTCTGTCTGGGGGATTAAGGAAGTGACCTACATAATCCAGAAAAATTTATCTCAAAACCAGTATAGAGCTGTTTGTGGGGTTGCCGGAGTTATCGGAAACCAGCATAGCGGAGCGCTTACTCTTGTAAGCGGAAGTACATCGGAAACAGCAGAACTAACAGACATTCTGGAAGCCGGCGCAGATGAAGAGTCCGATGAGTTGTTAAGGGCGAGATATTACAACCGCGTAAGGCTGCCGGCTACCTCTGGAAATGAGGCTCATTATCTGCAGTGGGCTGGGGAAGTGCCAGGAGTAGGAAAAGCGAAAGTATTCCCTCTCTGGAATGGAAACGGAACCGTCAAGGTACTGATTGTTGATTCAGAAGGGAAAATTAATTCAGGACTGGAAGCACCAGTGGCTGCTTACATCGAGAAAGAACGTCCTATTGGGGCTACAGTAACAGTAGGAAGCCCAACAGGAAAATCGATTAACATCACTGCTAAGGTTCTGCTGGATGGCAGCCAGTCGTTGGATAACGTTAAGGCGGCGTATGAAAAGCGAGTAAAGGAGTATCTGAAAGGCCTGGTATTTTCTTCGGCCAGAGTATCTTATGGTATGGTAGGCAGCCTCCTGATTGATACAGATGGGGTCCTGGACTATGAACTGTTGCAGCTTAATGGTTCAAGTGCTAACATTCCCATCGAAGCGGAGGAAATTCCGGTGTTTGGCACTTGCAATCTGGTGGAGGTGATGAGCCTTGGATCTTAAAACCGTATTACCTCTTTTTTATGATGACAATAAGACCATGATAGAGCTTCAGGACATTTTGTCCGGATATGCCGATGATGGGGAAGCAGCACTGCAGAAAGTCATAGATGAATCTTTTGTCAATACAGCAGCAGAAACGCTGACCAGAATGGAAGAGATTCTAGGGTTGCCCTATCAGGTTGCAACAGAAATCCAATACCGCAGGGAACGGATTCGAGCAAAGCTGCTGGGACAGGGAACTACAACGGTTGCATTGGTTAAACATGTTGCAGAGCAGTTTACAAATGGGGCCGTGGATGTAGAAGAGGAAAATGATAAGTATAACGTAATTATTACGTTTACCGGAACGATTGGAATGCCGCCGGAGTTGGAATCCTTAAAGACAGTTCTGAGAGAGATTATTCCGGCTCACTTGGCTATTAACTATGTAATTATCTACAACACGTATGGCGATTTGGAGCCATATACCTATGGGTACTTGGAAAAGTATACGTACCAGCAGTGTGCAAATGTAAAAATGCAGTAGGAGGAAAATATGGCTGAATACACGAAAAACTACAATTTTAAAAAGCCGGATAAAACAGACTATTTCAACATTAATGACCAAAACGAGAACTGGGATTTGTTGGACGAAACTTTGAAGAAACAAAAACAAGAATCACAAGATTCTATCAACAAACTGCAACATACGATAACCGTTAATCTACCGGCAGCTAATTGGTCATCTGGTTCGCCGTATACACAATCCGTAAGGGTAGAAGGAGTTACAGAAGATATGGTACTGGATGGATGTCTCTACATCCCAAGAGGAACCACAGCTGAACAGGAAAAGGCACTTGTAAAAGCCGCAGTCTGTGTAAGCTATTTTGATACTGGGGCAGGGGAAGTAGCGGTAACGTGTATTGGAAAAAAGCCAAATGCAGATTTTGCGATAATGCTAAAAGGGGTGTAAATGTGGCGAGAGGATTATGGCATTTAAGAGGCGGAGGCGGTACAACCTCTGACGAGCTGACGGCGACAAGAGATGATGTAATTGCTGGAAAGACCGCCGTAACAAGCGACAGTGACGATGAGCCTGTTCAAGGAACCATGGCAAATCATGGAGCAAAGAATGCATCTTTGAATTGCGGACAGGTTTACCAAATACCTAAAGGGTTCCATAATGGAGCTGGTACGATTTCGGCAAATAGTCTTGCCAGCCAGACAGGCGGTGCAACAGCTACCGATGACAAAGTAGTGTCTGGATATAAATACTGGAAGGACGGAATCCTTCGGACAGGAACAATGAATGTCCAGTCTGCGTATTCTTTTAATGCCGCCGCCGTTGACTGTCAACATATAAATATTACCTGGATAAATCCTTCAAAAGGGCCATATAGTGGAGTATTTATTCAGATGTCAATCGGCGGCTATCCAGGAGCAAACGGAGGTACTAGAGTATATACAGGACTTGGGTGGAATACGAATCCTGGGGGTGTAAGCGGATGCCAGATATCGGATTTAACTCCCAATACCGCTTACTATTTTACAATTACCTCTTATTGTACTGTGGATGGAGGTACCAGGGATATGTGGTCAGATCCAATTAACATTATGGTTCACACACCAGCCAGGCCTATCGGCAGTCAGAATTTTACAACATCAGGAGTGTTTACCGTACCCACGGGCGTATATTTTGTGGATGTATGCCTTGTTGGTGGAGGTGGCGCAGGAGGCTGTTCAGGAATCCACGCTGGTGGAGGCGGTGCAGGATACGTAAATAACTACTATGGTATTGCAGTCACACCTGGCCAGCAGATAAATGTTAGTGTTGGTGGAGGCGGTACCTCTTTTTCTGGCGGCGTAGGAGCAAACGGAGGAACCAGCTACTTTGGAGCATATGCGGCAGGCGGAGGATTCGGAGGAACCGGAGGTAATAGAGGAGGTTCTCCAGCAACGAGTTTCTATTATCATGGCGGTAATGGAGGTTCTGGTGGAGGTAATCCGTATACACCTGGAAGCGGAGGTTCCGATGGTTCTGACGGCGGTGGAACAGGGGTTAATTTTGGAATTGGTCAGCATTCTACCACAAGAGCATTTGGCGGTACATTATATGCCGGCGGCGGAGCTGGAGAAAACAACAGATCATGGAAAGCATCCGGAGGCCCTGGAGGCGGTGGAGATTCTGGAAATTCTGGAACGCCAAATACTGGAGGCGGTGGAGGAGGCAAGTCCTATGCAGATACCGCCGGACATGGAGGAAGCGGTATTGTTGTGATAAAATGGGGATAGTCAGGAAGGAGAACCTATGTGGTGTAATCAGATATTTTCGCAAATTAATGAAGATGTAATTAAAAACATAATTGTATGTGATAACTTTGAGATGGCAAACTATTTGGCCAGATGTACTTATGGAGATGCAGCGTTTGCGGTAGATACTACCTTATATCCCATACGTATAGGCGATACTTATGATAATGGGAAATTTTACCGGATTTCAGAGGATGGAATCAGAACAGAAATTCCAAGAAATCCCACTCAGGAAGAATTAATCACGCAGTTAATGGCACAGATGGAGCCAGTGCGTACACTGGCTGTTATGCAAGCTAAGGCACTTCCAGATGAGCAGGCGCTACAGGTTCCGGATCTGTACCCAGAGTGGTCAGGAGCAGGTGTATCTTATAGTGTGGGCGATAGAGTCCGTTACAATAATATTCTATACAAGGTGTTGCAGAACCATACTTCCCAGGGAGACTGGACGCCGGATACTGCCCATTCGCTGTATACCAAGGTCTTAAATCCGGATCCGGAGGTAATCCCAGACTGGGAGCAGCCGGAAAGCACGAATGGATACGCAAAAGGCGATAGAGTACGACACAAAGAAAAAGTATGGGAATCCCTTGTTGATAACAACGTCTGGGAGCCTGGTGCAGTTGGTACAGAGGGTGTGTGGAAGGAGGTTGATGGCTGATGGAAGAACTGGATGTTGCTGTAGCGGTTGCTGAATTAAAAAAAGAAGTAGGGTCCCTAAAACACCGGATGGATAGCATGGAAAAGATTGTGGATGCAGTCCATAGCCTGGCACTGGAAATGACGAAACAGACCGAGGAAATTAAGCATATGAATCAGTCTATTCAGCAGCTAAATGCAGATGTGGCAGGACTGAAAGAAAAGCCGGCTAACCGGTGGGAAAATGTAGTAACAACGTTTATTGGGGCAGTTGTCGGAGCGGCAGCAGCCCTGTTTTTGAATTAGGAGGACGGCATATGTGTGAAAGATTAGCGAAACTGATTGATGTGAAGTCCATTATGACACTGACGCTTACAACGGGATTTGTGGCCTTAACGTGTGGCGGAGAGATTACCGGAGAGCAGTTCCTGACTATTTATACCATGATTGTGGGATTCTACTTCGGTACTCAGGCACAGAAGAAATAGTGTGCGACGTCGCACAGGGAGGTTTTACCGATGATTATTGTGAATTTCGAAAATAATGAAGAATATAAAAAGGCCTATGGTCTCTGGCAGTATGATTATGGCCAGGTGCTGCGTATCCAGGGACTAGACCTCCCAACCGCAGTGGAGATGCATTTCTCTCTCACGGAAACCGGCGGCGAGGCCGTAACCAGGATTGGTATCACAAAGGATGGCGTGACAGATGTTACCATTCCGGACAGCCTCTTGGAAGCGGACGGGGCAAGTCAGGATTACCAGATATATGTGTTTATTTACCTTGCCACTCCTGACAGTGGAGAGACCACCAGAAGGATTACCCTTGGGGTTAAGTCCAGGCCAAGGCCGGAAGTGTTTGATACACCAGGGGAAGAGGAATTATTTGAGGGAGCTGTTCAGGCAGTCAATGATGCAGCCAAACGGGCAGAGGAAGCCGGAAAGGAGGCAACAGCAGCGGCTGGGGAAGCCAGGGAATCTGCTTCCCAGGCTGGAAAGCATCTGGCAGACACACAGGCCCTGGCCGAACAGGTGGAAATTAATGCAGACGCAGTGGCACAGGGAACAGAGAAGGCTAAGGAGTTACTGGCTCAGACCCAGGAAGTGGCCAGTAATGCGGTTGCATCGGCTCAGGCGGCCAAACAGGCGGAGATGGCTGCAAGGGAAGCCCAGACGGCTGCTGAGTCTGCGGAGGACGCGGCCAGGCAGTATGCTGCTGGCACAGAAGCAGACCGGCAGGAGGTAGCGGAAAGCAAGCAGTCTGTTGCTCAGATACAGAGCAATGTGGCAAGGATGCAAGCGGATGTTCAGGCGGACAGAGAGGCAGTGGAACAGACAGTAAGTGAGTTTGGACAGACCACCCAGGACGCGCTTACTGCCCTTGGACAGGCACAAAATACCGCAGTATCGGCAGTGCAGACAGAGGGGCAGAAACAGGCCACCGCTGTACATGAGGCTGGCGCACAGGCCATTGATGAGATTGACACAGCTAAGACAGCAGCGGTAGGAGCAGTTGCCTCAGAGGGAGATAAGCAAGTTGTCAGAGTGCAGGAAGCTGCGGCGGAGATTGTGTCTGATAGGGAACAGATACAGCACAATAAGGCCTACATAGCTACATTAACCGACAAAACCAACACCCTTGCTCCTGGAATTGTATTAGATGCTCGTGGAAAACAGATAATTATTTCAGATGCATCCGAGCAGCCCTTTGTAGGGCTAAATGTGTATGGTAAGTCCACACAGGTTAAGACTACAGGGGTTAATCTCGCCAATGGTATGGATAACGTTTATAAAAAAGAACAGTCAGGACAGCAAAAACTGTGTTACTGCTGGGGCTATTCTCTCGGTGGCGGCCCATTAATTCTGGATAAACCTCTAAAGGCTGGAACTTATACATTTTCATTTTATTCTGATACCGCTGCTTCAGTTTATCTGGCAAAAGCACCTTATGTAACAGGTCAGTTCATTCAATATTCCGTAAATCAAAAAGTAACTGGTGATATTAAAAACGGGCTCCAGCGTTATTTCTGTCCGTTCCAATTAACGGATGAAAGAGATTTGATTGGGATTTACAGTGAGGGGTATACTACTTGCTTTGGTGGAATGATAAACTTCGGAGATAAACCATTGCCATACGAACCTTACACCGGAGGCAAGCCCTCACCATCCCCTGAATATCCGCAGGAGATTGCGAATGCTGGGGATAATGGAAACATTAAGGTGGAGGTAACAGGAAGAAATCTGTTTCCATTAATAGAGGATAATATTGTAAAAAATTCGCCTTTAACGGCTACGATAAATTCAGACGGCTCAATAAGTATTTATGGGACTCCGTTAAAGAGATATGAATCCGTATTTACAACACAATTGATAGATTTTCATCCAGGAACATACTATTTAGGCGGTGGTATCTTTGAGAAAGGCAAGCTAATTGTGCAACTCAATATTGCTCGCAATGACGATTCGGTTGAATATATATCAAATAAATCTTTTGAACTTAAGAAAGATGATAAAAAAAGAAGTTTATCAATTCAGTATTCAAATGCAGAACTTATTCCAGTGAATCAGATAATTTACCCGCTCTTAGTATATGGAGCAGAAAATGTGCCGTTTGAACCCTACAAACCAGCTCAAACGCTTACTCTCAAAACCCCGAATGGCCTTGCCGGAATCCCGACAAAAGGTAACGGTAATTATACAGATAAGAATGGTCAGCAATGGATATGCGATACTATAGAGTGTAGGGATGGGATTGCAGAGTATGTGCAGAGGATTGGAGAAATTGTTGTAAATAGTGATGCCCATATAGCAGCGGATTTGGCAGATTATGGAGCACTGCAAGAAAATACGGTTATCGGTAGATACTTTAATGAAAGTATAAAAAAAGAGACAGCAATTCTGTGCAAAGAATTGCAAATAATTGAAAACTGGAGCAACGATAAGGAAAGTGCCGGAACAGTCGAGAAGGGCATTGATTTTAGGCTATCCAGGGAGCGGATTGGATTAGGCACAGAAACTACAAACGAACAGAATAAAACTGCTATTTTGAAGTTCTTAGAAACAACACCGCTGCATTTTGTTGTTCAGTTAGATACCCCTATTCGGACTCCTCTCACTCAGGAGGAAATGGCCGCTTACAAGGCGCTCCATACTTACAGCCCAAATACCACTGTTGTCAATGATGCTGGTTGTGGGATGTCCCTAACCTATATCGCAGACACACAGAGATACATAGATAAAAAGATAGCGGCAATAAGCGCCGCAATGATTGGAGGTTAATATGTACGAGATTATTAAAAACGTGATTCAATCCGGCAGATACGAACTGTCGGATATGCTGAAAAAGATTGATGTAATTTGGCTGCAAGGCGAATTGACGGATGAACAGAAAGCGGAACTGGTATCCCTGGCGCAGTCCAATGCAGACCCAGAAAACAGCTATGCATCCGTGCAGAAGCAGATTGATAACCTGTACGTCAATATGACAGAGATGGGTAAGGCCATTCTGGAACTTACCAGGCGAGTTACCACATTAGAGGGTGGCGAGGTTCCGGAGATTCCAGAAGAGGAATGGCCGGAGTGGAAAGCACCCATCGGTGCCCATGACGCTTATAATACCGGCGATAAGGTTACATATAAGGGTAAGCATTACATCTGTAAGATGGATGGCTGCGTATGGTCTCCGGAGGTGTATCCGGACGGATGGACAGCAGCAGAGTAAGGAGGTGATCCAGTTATCTCTGGGCCGGACAGTATTCCGGCGCCTTTACAGACAACATATTAATTATCAGTTGGCTCGGCAGAAATGTCGGGCTTTTTTGTGATTTGGAGGAACTATGAAAAACACAGTAAAAAAGTTAATTAACCAGGCCTGTGTTTGGACAGGCTACCTGGAAAAGAAGAGCGATAAAAACCTGGACAGTTTTACCGCCAATGCCGGTAACAATAACTACACCTGTTTTGCCAGAGATTACAAGGTACATACTGGCGGTAACTATCAGGGACAGCCGTGGTGTGCCATGTTTGTGAGTGAGGTGTTTGTACAGGCGTTTGGCTTAGAAACAGCCAGGAAACTATTAGGCGGCAATCTGTACCATTACTGTCCTACAGGTGTAGAGCAATTTAAAAAAGTCGGCCGCTGGAGCCTTAAGCCGGAGCCTGGTGCAGTAGTATTTTTTACTAACGGCCAGAGGGCTTATCATACAGGCATTGTTACAGAGGTTACGGCAAGCCGGATTAAAACTGTAGAGGGTAACACCTCCGGAGCATCCGGCGTTATCTCTAATGGCGGCGGTGTGTGTCAGAAATCCTACGCTAGAAATTACAGTAAGATTTTGGGGTATGGCCTGCCAGACTGGTCTTTAGTGCATAAGTCTGGCTGGCACCAGGAGGATGACGGTTGGCGATACTACTTAGACAACACCGGCGAACCCATCCGCAACGACTGGCACCAAGAAGATAACGGGGACTGGTACTGGTTCGACGGTGCTGGAATGATGGTGCATGATACCTGGAAGACTGGAAAGGACGGTAAGTGGTACTATTTAGGGCCTGACGGGAAGATGTTGAGAGATACCTGGCTGCTTCTTGGCCAGGAGTTGTACCGACTGAATCCAGACGGCAGTATGTTTGAGGGACAGATGGATTTAAAGACGGATAATAGAGGTGCGTTGATAGTTAAAAATAAGTAGCACAGCAGAATGTATTGTGGTATAATCGTTCTGTTACCGCCTCCTAGACTGGTACGGAAGGGAGGTGCCCGCTATGGAATTTGCTTTATCCTTTATTGTCGCTGTTGCGGCTGGTGTAGTTTGCCACTACATCATCAAATGGTTAG